GTCTTGGTAATCTTTCAAAAAAGAGATTTTACCCCCTATCCCCCTATATTTCATTGATGGTTCAGTCATTTTAATAGTCATATCCATATTTCTTAACGGAAAACATATATAGCAATCAATCAACAGCTATTATTTGGTCTTTATTGGGTATTCTTGTCCTATTTCTGTATAGTTTTATTAATTGGTTAACAGCTGGACTATTAAACCTTCTTTCTGCCTCTATGGCCTTTAAATAGATTTCTGTTGATTTCGTTGTACTATGGCCTAACATGTCCTTAACATCATAAATCGAACTGCCTGAATTTAACAGGTTGATTGCGGCTGAGTGCCTCAATGAGTGGCATGTTAATTTCTTCGAATCATTTATCAGTTTCAAATATTTTTTAACTATCAAACTCAATGTGTCAAGGTTGATAGATTGCTTTGAGTGCGGCCCGTGATTTCCAAACAGTGCTGAACTATCTGAAAATGATTCACGCTTCAATAAATAGTTTTCAATTGGTTCAAATAGTTCTGATTCAATTTTAATTTTCTCTTTGTAGTTTTTGCCTTTGCGCCAAACATTAAGAGAATATCCATTTGATTCAGTGCAAAGGTCTGCAACTGTTAAGCGCAATATTTCAACACGGCGCAACCCTAAACAAACCATAAGGTTAATCATTGCGTAATCGCGTAATCCGGTTACTGTTGTAGTAGGTATAGATTCAAGTAATTGAATAATTTGTTCAGGTTTTAAATATTCTTTTCTTACTCGCCTTTGGTCGTCAGGTGTTTTGATACCGACGGCAATGTCGCTATAAATGTTTTCTTTTTCGAGATAGCGAAAGAACCCACGAACAGGCGACATATAACGGTTCAATGTAGTAGGAGTTTTCCCTTCGCTTGTAATTGTGTTTTTGTAGTGGATAATATCAGCGCGGCGTGGTTCCGATATGTTAACTCTGTTAATTGTCATCCATTTTACAAACCTTTGCAATACCCATAGTGTATTTTTTTGAACGTACTCTTTGCAGTCCAGTTGTTCAACGTAATCAGTAATCAATCTATTTAACGGCTTTTCTGTGTTCATTTATTTTTGTTTTATCTTCATTTCCCTTAGCAATATTGCAACGTTTACAAAGTGCCTGGTAGTTAAACCTATCCCAAAACTTACCATGTATTTCAACCGGGACAATATGGTCTGTTACTTCAGAAGGTGTAACAATACCCGAATCCAAACACCTTTGGCAAAGCGGGTGCGATTCCCTGAATTTCTTACTAATAACCGTCCATCGGTTTGTATGGTATTCTTTGCGCGACCGCTCCCGGCTCTCCATTTTTTGCCCGGTTGTGGTTGTTTTTGGGGCATAATTACGGCTGCAACTCCCTGTTTTTTCTGCCATTGTTAATTTTCTTTATTAGTTTTTCGGTAATTTCAAAAACAATTCCTTCGCCATCGCAAACGTGGCATGTTCTTTCTTCACGTTCGTCCCATTTATCAAGGTACATTTGCACCTTTTCGCCTTTGCAACCTGGGCAAAGTATGCGTTTCATTTCTTTAAAAATGCTTTTGGCTTCGCTATCGGTCATGGCTATTTTATTTTTTCGAAATAAGCCATTGAATCATTTTTAATCCTGTTTTTGAAAGAGTGCAAAACCCCTAAATCCTTTGCAGTATGATAATCATCGGCCATTGCTTCAACTTCTTTTGATACCTTTCTTTCTACCATCGGGTTATAACCTGGGTTTAAATACTCCAAACAAATTTGGTTTGTTGTGGCCCAAATAATAAAGTCGGAAACAAACGTAATGCGCGGGCTAAAGGCGGCATTTTTGCGATCGCTTTCTTCTTCGGCTTTGTTAACGTTTTTGTTTGTTAATTGCCGTTGAGCCTGGTTCAGAAATTGCAACAATGATTTAACAGTAACTTTTGTAAACATTCCGTAAGCACCCGACAAACCAACCTGAAAAGTAGCATGCACATCGCCAACATACCAACTCCGGTATTTTCCCAAGAATAAAACCCCGCGCAACCTACGAACTGAATGAATTAACATATCGTTATCAATTTTTTGGCCGCAATCATTCATCAAATCGGTTAATTCATCCATAATCCAGATTTTAAAATCATCTTCATTCAAATCTGAAATCCTCATGTGTTTTATATCCTCATATTTCATAATCAAATCATTTTTAAAAGTTCGTAATTAGGTTTCTTAAAAGTGGATTGATTTTGATAGCCTTTTTTTTCGACCTGAATTTTTACCCAATTTCTAAAGTGAGCGCGATAATCGTTAGCATCCCTGTTCAAGTCGTCATCGGCTGTCATTGCTTCCTGATATTGCTTCCAATATTCCATTAATTCATCGTAGTTAATTTGCAATTTTAAGAACCTTAAAATCGACTCAAACCACTGCGTATTTTCCAAATCTGAAAATTTGATTTTTTCCCTTCTTTTAAGAATATCTTTATCCTTGTCTTTATCTTTATCTTTATCTTTATCTTTAGCCCCTTCTAAGGGGCTTCCAAGACCCTTATTTTTTTCGATTAAATTATTTGATAATAACACTGAAAGAACTGAGTTATGAACACGATTTGCAGGATTCAACTCTCCATACTGAAAATCGATGAAAGGTTTTATAAACCACTTTTGTTCGTTATCAAACTCAATAATCCGGGTTTCGTTTTGGTTAAAAAATTTCAGTGCATCGGCTTTATTTATCTTCATATCGGCACCAATATAAATTTGAGCTATATCAAAATCAACTATCCAAATCCCGGCATGATCGCAATCGTGATACAGGTAATCCCAAAACAATTTATAAGCCCCTTGCAAACCCCTTATAAATGGTTTTTTGTATTTATTTGTATCGGTATACCTTTTTGCCATGTTAATTCGGTATTATAGTCATTCCGTTAATTTTCGAAACATTCTGTTCAATATTAATTTTTGAAACCTTTGATGCTTTTATTCCTTCGCACATTCCAATCAAAAAATTATAATCTTTTGGAAAATTTGTATTAAAACGGCCACTATCAAACATTTCATATTTTTTTGAACTGGTTATAATTCGGGTAGATGATTTTTTATTCATTTTGTTTTCTTTCTAAAATTGGGGCATGTTAAAATTTCTTGTTTCTCGAAATAATACTTTTGTGTGCATCCTTTAACTTTCAGGCAGTTTTTACACGCTCGTTTCATTTAAAATAATTTTGGATGAATTTCTACCTTGTTTATTTTTGACATTTTTTGTCCTTTTATGGTTGACCAAAACAAAAGAGTTCTGAAAGCATACCGTAAAATATTTACATTTCCGGCATTGTATTTAATCCCTCTTTTGTTCCAGTCTTTCATAATTTTGTTTTTGAAGCGTGTTTCTGAATTGTACCAGGCTTTCACTACTAAAACGGTAAGTCGTTAACTTCGGCTGGGCTGGCTTCCTGTTGTTGTGGTTCCCAAATTCTACCGTTACCTATAAATACACGGTCTAACTTTTCGCCTGCTTTAATCCTTTCGGTTTCTTCTTTTGAGCGGCAAACCGAAACACTGAAATCATTGTCATATTTGTCCGGTTCATCTTTATCGTATGTTTCGATATTGATATACAGTTTGCCGTTTCCGGCTTTCACAATTTTATCGGCTGCTAAGTTTTTTATGTCGGTCAAGCATATCGACATGGTTCGTCTTTTACCTTCTTTCATGTTGTTTTTTTAAGTGAAATTTATACTAAATGATTCATTTTTATTCTGAAATCCCTGTCTGTTTCAAGTAAATTATCAATAGCCCTAATGGAGTGTAAAACTGTTGAATGGTCTTTTTTAAAATATCCTCCAATTTCGGAAAGACTATATGTTAATTTAAACCTTTTTCGGGTTAAATACATAGTAATTTGTCGGCTTAAAACGAGGTTTCTATCCCTCTTTTTTGTGCTGTTTAAAACAGCAATTGGCTGTGTATTGTAAAGCTCGCAAACTTCATTCAATACCGAATTCATATTTCTTTTCAGATTATCCATTTTTGAGGTTTTTTCAACACCTGGTAATATCATATAATTCATTGCAATAAGTTTTTTGAAGGTGTGGCAATTGTTGCGTAATAAACAATAAATGCAAGCAATGCGCTTAAAAAAGCTGTGTAAAAATGCCATGTTGCACCACAACAACCGCCTACAAACGACAATAGCGAAACCATTGAAAATAGCGTTGTAAAAAACCGCATCCAGCATTTTTCAAATAAATCTTGTTGTTTTTGTGTTTTCATAATCTTAATCTTAAAATGTTTTTTAATGGCGGCACCGGCTGTGAACTTTAACTTAAAATCAATCAATCAAATCAATATAAACTACTCAGAAAATTACCGGAAACCGCCATATATTATGTTTTTTAAATGTTTACAAAGTGGTTCAACAACTTATTAACCGAACTGATTTCTTCCAACTCTTTAACATCAAACATTGATTTACCATCAATTTTAACCGCTTTAATTTTGCCATGTTTTATCCATTTGTCAACCAACGAGCGTGTATATCTTCTGTAACTTTCGGCTTTGTTTATTTTTGTTTTAACAAGCCCCTGTTCAACTGCAAAGTTACTGGCACCCATTTTTGCGGCAGTGGTCAACAGTTCGCTCAACTGTATTTGATTGAATTGGTACAACATTTTTTAATTGTTTTTTTCGGTCGTGTTTTTCAACTTCATCCGGGTTAAACATTGTGTTTTTAACAAGCTCTTTTTTAACCATAATTTAAGGTTTTTGGCCCACAAATAATCTTCATTGAAAATTGCAACATACAAGGCCGAAATGAATAATATGGATAGGATTTGTTTCATTAGGCAACGTTTAAATAGTTAATCGAATCCCGCTTTCCGGTTCTACCATTGGCACCACGCGAAGCACTGCGCGCGGCTGGCCTCATAACCCTAATAAAATCGGTAGTGTGCAGCGTAATCGAAAAAACACTTAACGACAACAGTGCAACAGCAATAGCCCTGCGAACACCTTCGGGCAAATCGCACATTGGTAAATGGTAGCGGTTAAACATATACGCACAACTTATTTCTGTTGCTTTTTGAAGCCCTGTTTTGTGCTTTATGTTTTTCACATGCACATCAATAGTATTAACCGAGCAATGCAAAATATCGGCTATTTCTTTTTGGCTATTCCCGAAGCTGATAAGCTCCATAACTTGCGTTTCGCGTGGTGTTACGTGTAGGTTCATTGGTTATAGGTTTATCGGTTCAGTAACTTCTTCCCCAGTCCATGCACAAACACCATAATCCAAAAAAATCTGTTCAACAATACCGTGTTCGAGTGGGCGCAATGGCCTAACACCGTTTTTTTTGTTGTAGAATGTTAGCTTGCTCCATTCAGTCCAGGCAATTATTTTGCTGTAAATTTCTTTCCTCACAACGGGGTGAAACCCGGCATAGGCTTTCGAGAAATTTTGTAACGTTTTTTCGGTATTTGTATTCATGTGTTTTTATTCTACTTTTGTTATAAGAACTATGCAAATGTAAGGTAAATATCCTTATGTACGGCTATTTACCTTATTATTTACATTCAATAATATTTATATTATGGGAATAACCGATAGAATATTTCTATACTTAGAAAATAACAATATTACACAGGCTGAATTATCAAGGATTTTGGGTGTTAAACGGCCAACAGTTAATGAATGGCAGATAGGTAAAAGTTTACCATCTCCACGGCTTATTTTAAAGTTTATTTTTCATTTTGATAAAGTAGATGCAAACTGGTTGATCCGTGGCAAAGAAAACAATAGCGAAAGCAATACGCAAATTGTAACCGGAAACAAGAACATTCAATCGGGCGGAAATACATTGGTAAGCGATAATCAAACCGCCATTGCAATAGAAAATAAACACCTAAAGGAATTGATAAACGAAAAAGACGAACAAATAAAGTTTTTACGCGAATTATTGAAAAAATAATATTTGGTTTGATTCTAAATGGTTTTTTGTTTTAGTTTACAGCACTAAAACATTAACAAACCCATGTAATGAAATCGAACAAACAAGCCAGTGGAAGAAAAAACAAACAAGTAGGCCGTAACTTAAAAAAACAAACAACTATTATTAAAAATTGCACAATTAACATAGTTTTACACACCGATAACACTACACCAAAATGAAACCAATTTTACTATCAATTATCATATTTGCAAATATTGCGGCATTTTCGCAAATACCAAAGGACGAATTTAAAGCGATACCCAAAAAAGCTAAAATACTTTTTGTTGAAACCGATAAAAAGGCAACAGAAAATATGGCAGCTATAAAAACAGCGTTTATTGATTCTGGTTTCGAAATTGAAACCGAAGATATTGAAGCCGGATATATAAGCACAAAGTTTAAACCGCTCCCCAAAGGAGGCGTTTATAAACTAAAGGCACGGTTAAAAGACAATCGCATCCTGTTTTCAGGGTTAATAAATACAGGAATTACCACACCCGGATTGTTAGGCACAACATTAGAACCTGAAATGGAAGATATTCAGAATGTAAGTACCCAGAAATTTATTTATGGAAGTGCTTTTGTAGAAATGTACCAGTTTGCAAAACAATTTGGATCCATCAGTTTTGAGTGAATATAAACCGTGGCGCAACTATTACCGAAGCGGCAGCGGTGTTGTTATAGTTATCATTTTGGGTTTCATGCTTATTTTGTGGCTCATATTTGGCGTATAAATAATCAATTACTTTCCGGTTGCTTTCGTCAATTATCGAATAATCATATTTCACATAAATATCCGTAACATGGTTTCCTTCGTCTTCGTGGCCTAAACATAAAGCTACATCGCTTTTATTAATCCGGCATTCATTACGTGCAATTGTGGCCCATGTGTGCCGCGCCCATTTTGTTGTAACTGGTTTGTTTATCCCCAGGCGTTCAAAAATACCTGTTATATGGTGCGATTTTTCGCCCTGCAAATAATTGTTTACACAACGGTAAAAACTTTTATTCAGGCTGAACCTTTCACTTACATTCAGCAAGTTAATTTTTCCTTTATATCGGTTAATTATTTCAATGGCTTCGGGTTCCAGCTTTACCGACAAATTACGCCCGGTTTTAAACCTTGTATAATTTACCCGGCCCGATCGTGGTTTTTGTAAATGAAACAAATCTTTCGATTCGATACCTATTAAATAAAACATAAGTAAAAACATATCTTTTGCAAAAAGTTCATCGGGGTTTGTGTGTTTATAATTTATAAACATTTTCAACTCGTCAATAGTTAAAACATGATCGTTACTTTTTACCTTTCGTTTCGGAAATTTGTATTTTTTGAATGGGTAATTTGCTATTTTTATAATATCCCTATCTTCATCGTTATAAAAATCCCGCGCTTTATTAAAAATGGCCCTAAACGTTCGCATGTAGTTGATAATACCATTTTTTGTGCCCCGGTTCTTCAAGTAAATTTCATAATTGAGCAAGAAATTTAAGTTGATGGCCGAAAATGGCAATCTACCCGAAACAAACGATTTTAAACTATTACTGAGTGCCTTGTATTGTTGGGCAGTGCCTATGCTATTGGTTTTATTTATCAATATTTCGGCATAATCAAAAAAATCAATGGTTGTTATTTTTGTTTTTTTAGATTGAACCAGTTCTTTTAATTCGGCAACAGACAATGAATTCAGCGTTTCGCCAAACTCCAAGCATTTTCGCTGGTAATCGAAAAGCATTTTAGCAAGCGTGAGGTTTATATGTTCGCGGTTTGGACCTATTTTTACAAGCCCTGTTTTCGTGTCGAAATTACCAGGCAGAACATATAGATCGGTAGATATATAATTAACCTTTCTATTGTGCGTAATCCTGATTTTAATGTTCGTAGTTTTGTCCGCTTTTGTGTGAATTTCCCCCTTTAGAATAACAGATTTAAAGTTTGCCATTGTGTTTCATTTATAAACTATTTATAAACAAATATAGTGTATATATACACAAAAACGTGTTTATATGAAAAAATAAAGGGTTTCAAAACTAATTGAAACCCTTCTAAATCGCCTGTAATATCAAGCCTTTCAACTTGCACGGGAGGAGAGACTCGAACTCCCGACACCTGGTTTTGGAGACCAGTGTAATATATTTATAACTAATTATCTTACAGTATATTGTGTTTTTATAAATTTCCATTTATAAACTATTTATAAACTCAGGGGTTGATTTTAATAAAAAACCCTGCATGAATGACCATGCAGGGTAAAAACTAATACACAACAAAAACGAAACACAAATTTATTTTTTCAACTCAATATATTTTGAATAAGTGATATTTGTATGTGGGTTGCGGCTCAAAACTTCCTGCCGGATTGCCTTTGTGCCATATTTGATAAATAAGAACTTTTTAGGCACTCTATGCACAAACTGGTCTATTGTATCGCGGCTTTCTATTTCGCCCTCAAATACATCGTTTACAATACAACCATCAACCGTTAAATATGGGTCTTTATACTCCAAACACTTTATATTGCCGCCATTTTTCAAACTGTCTTTTAAATCGGCTTTTATTTTTGTATTTGTAACAGTTCCGGTACTTGCAGCACTTTGCAGACGGTTCACTTTTAATCCTAAACTTTTAACCGATTTTGTCAAATCTGAATTATATGTTTTGAACTCATCAACTGAAAGAGTTAAGCTTTGAATTGAAGCCACATTTAAACTATCCTTTGTTTTGTACCTGGTTACATCTTCGAGTAATGAAGATTGATTTGCCTGAAAACGTTTTCTTTCGCTTCTTTCATGCTTGTAAATAATTGACAAAACTGCTAATAGAAGTAAAAGAACTATGATGGAAATTGTATTTATGTTTTTCATGTCCTCAATTCTTCACATATTTGTTATTAAAATTTATTTTTTATTTAAAAAAATACTGCTTAATTTTTCCGAAAACTGTTTATATCCTAAATAACTATGATGAGTTCCATCAATTGTCATTATACCAATATTTAAAGCATTTCTCCCTCCAAAATTCAAATAATCAAAATAAGAAATTCCAAGCCTCAACCAATTTTCTATGGCATCATCACGAAATTTAACTGATGATTCCAAATTAGCATTAACATAAAAATATGGTGGAACTGAATTGCCATCTTTGTCTGTTTTGTATCTCCATGCCTCTGTTAAAAATACAATCGTTGTTTCAGGAAAGGCTGTTAAAATGCGGTAAATACCGTAATTCATTGCACCTAAATAGGTTGTTTTGTCAAAATCAGTAATTATTTGCCCTTTGATCCATTTATTACCAACATAAGAACTACCTGTTAAGTCGTTATTTACGTAATTACAAAATATTGTTGTTTTTTTCGTAAGGTCAACTTTTTTCAGATCGGCAAGTCGTATGTTAAATGAACCTGACAAATCCGTGTTTGCGGCTTCCATTGCCGAGAAATTACCAGTGACCAAAGCATCTGCAACGGCAATAAATGTAAATTTATCGTAATTATTTGAACCGTCAGCCGTTCGCCACGCCATTCTACATCCCCCAAACCCTGCATTTCTTGTAAATACATTCGTAAAATTGGTTATAAATGGTTGTAAAACATTTGTTTCATCAAGTATTCCGAACAAACTATCGCCGGATAATACTATTTGATCGCCTGTTAATAATGCCTCTAATTTGGGACTTTTTGAAATGTCTCCTACAACTGTATTATTTATAGTGTAATTAATCCCTGACAATGAATAATCAATATCGCCATAACGATTTAAAATACAATACCCTAATATTTCACTTGTTTGATATTTGTAAATAGTAAAAGGCTTATCATAAATACCTAAATCAACACCTGTATAAGACCCGATTGCAATCAATACATTAGATGAATTGTAAAAAAACAACCTTATTTGTGTTTGTTGAATTGTTATTTGCCCCAGGTGCATAGTTCCATAACTTGCCGCGTCAGGAATATATAACTCCGTTATTCTGAGATTTGCAGCAGTATCGTTAATATATATGGTATTCAATGGAGTGCCTATCAAAATATCTACGTCAGTTCGTAATCCATGCAAAATAAATGTGTCTATATTTGGGTTTTTATTAATATTAAATGCTTGATCAGTTAAATATGAATTTGTTAATCCTGAAACTGCATATGTGCCTGAATTTACAACTATGAACCCTTTTATCCCGGATGTATTTTGCTCCTCAATTTCCAATACTTCACCAAAAAAAGAAACTCCAGTATTTTTAAGAACCCTTGCAACCAACGCCCCTGCTTTATAAAAATAAATAGTTATGGCCTTAGTTGTTGAATTTATTGTGAATGAACCGATATAAACATTATCAGCCAAAACAAACCCGGCATTGATAAATAATTCTGAAATATTATCATTTATTAAACCGTGAGCGATAAGATTTTTACCTGTAATTAAATTTATGGAAGCAATATCATTGCGAAATGTTGATACGATACTGTTATTTATATTAGGTGAATAACTTAAATTAAATGATTTATAACTCAAAAACGAAGTAGTTAAACCACTTAGCGAAATTGTACCGCTTTTTAAAACAACATAACCGCTCAATCCACTACCACCAGTTGCTTCAATTTTCAATACCTGACCAAATCTGTTAATGCCATCTCTATAATAAACACGCCCAATGTAAACGCCTGATTTATAAAAATAAATTGTGATATTATTTGTAGAAGCACTGATACTGAAAGATGCAATGTAAATATTGTCAGTAGCAATATGACTACTAATATTTATCTCTGAAATATATAAATTAATCTGATCATAATTTATAAATGAATATTGGTTTTGGGTTTTGTAAAATTTTTCTGCAATAAAAGTTGTGCCAGTATCCTTTATTACTTCACCTTTATTAACAGCTATTCCTAATACGGTACCTGTAACAGATGAAATATATGCTTTATTTAGTGTGTGATCTGGAATCGCTGTGCTTACATCAACAAATCCAGAAAATACAAGGTTTTGATTATGTACCTGTAAAAGTTGCACTGCCTGCGCCTGTTCTATCCCTATTTCGCTAAGTTTCTTTTTTGCCATTTTTTTATTATGTTTTAAATCGTTCCATCAACTAAATATGTACTTCCATCTTCATCAGTAACTATATTACCGTTTTCATCTATGATAAAAGAATATGAATTTATATATTTTACAATCTCTGTTTGTTGTGCTTCGCTACGTGCAGGGCTGAAAACCATTATTGGCAATGTGCTACGAACGTCAGAGCCAAAGTCTTTTAAAAATATAGTACCGTGGGCTGCATCTGTGGCGTAATCAACCATGAATTCCCAGCTTAACTCAGCAAACAACCATTTGCGGTTATCACCGGCTGTGTTGGGAATTGTGCCTCCCCAGTAGGTTGTGTTTGTTTTGTTGAAAACATCGGGTGTGAGGGTTGGAAAGGTTACACCTGTTTCGTCAATTGTGGCAATTGCTCCACTAAATCGGTCGATTATGTTGTTCCCAATACGGCGGTCGAAATAGGCGGTGCAATATGCAATGCTTTCAAACTCCATCCATTTTTCACGCCAATTGATTGAGAATTCATCGGCTAAAATATTCCAGGTACCGGCTTCGGCAATAAACACCCGGTTATAATTTTTGGCGTGTTTAATTACACTGTTCAGGTGCAGGTTTGGACCGCGCCAATCACACCCGGTAAGGGTTTGTTTTGGGTCGCCATAATAGTTTATTAATTGGGCCTGCAAAACATTAAGCATTGGGGCGGCCGGTTTGCTGTTGTTTATCCAGTTTAGAGTTGGAATGTAATCTGAGCCGCTTTTTCGGTATTTACCATTATTATAAGCACTCTCCGCGTTTAAAATATCAGGCAAATCAACAGGTTTTAATTCTAATTTTTCTGTTTTATGGCTGCTTTCTTCCCTTATTCCTAATACATATTCTGAAGATTCAGGAAATGTTACTCCATTGACATCAATAATATTTGCAGAAAAATTACTTATATGCCACAAAAAATTACCTGATGAACTCAATGGATGGAAAAATCTTATTTCTAAATTTCCGCTTGTAATGCCATTTGATATTATTTCGAAATGATGTATAATTATATTTCCCTTATCGTCATTAACTGGATTTATTCCTAAATCAATAACATTTTCAGTAGTTGACCATGTTTGGTCTGCATACAAAAAGTTAGCTCCACATTTAATCATTACATATACATGCACAGGGCTCCCAACAAAATAATCAAAAGCTATTTTTAATTTCAAAACCGAATCAGCAACCATTAAAGGTTTAATAACATTGGCGGAAAAATAGGAGGTAACTGTTATTCCAGCCATATCGTCAGGCATTGAAGTAAGCGCCATTTCCATATTTATAAAGGGAAAATAAAGCGGGTTTGAAGTTGTGTATGTATATAGCGTTTGTTGAGATTCCCAATTTTCAAAATAAACGGGTTTTAATAACGGGTAACCCGTTGGCATTGTATCGCCAAAAAGTGATAAAGCAAATTTAGAAAAATCACTATTCCCTATTATTGATTTTTTTGTACCATAAATTTCTTTTACTTCAACATCACGCCTGGCATGTTCCAATGTCAATAAAGGCGAAGAACCACGTGGCCATACATCGGCACCGGCTCCGTAAATCCCTAAAGTGCGAACTGTTTCGCCTGTTTCGGTACCTGTGTAAATTCCCAATGAATTATAAAGGAAATGTGTTTTTTCAATATCTTCGAAAGGGCGGCGAATTAACCAGCGGTTTTTGTGTTGGGTAATTATTGCGCCAAACGGTAAGAGACTTTCGATAACACTTTTGCAGGTTTCGCCATTGAATATTGAGCCATCAAAATAAGTTTGCTCAAGTAGCGAACGGGTTGTTAGGTTGTTTTCTTCAAACAAATCGATTGCAATTGAATAGGCCAAACCCAAATTTAGTTTTGCCAAACAAAATTGAATAGCCTGCAAATAGGATTGCATCCCGTCATTATCGAATGTATAATTTTCAAGGAATCCTAAACCATCGGTTGCAACAATATCAACATCATAAGGCGGGTTAATGTATGGTTCGCTGTAACTTTCGGCAACTACATAACCACTCCAAATAGCTATATCGTTCTTATATAGAATGGTTTTAAATTGCTGCGTGTTGTATTGGAAAAATTCAATGAATTCAAAATTTGTATCGGCTTGTATTGAAATAAGTAACGAAGTACGCTGAATGATACCGTCCGTTTTTTCGAGCTTTATTTTATTGGCTCCAATGCTTTTTGAATACACGGGGCCGGTGTAACCTTCTGCTTGTATATCTACGCGGTAAACATCATTGTATTTATCGCTGTAAGCTTCCAAACGGTATTTTGTAGCGGCTGCCATTTAATTTTTATATGCGTTTCGTTTATTTGTTTCGGCAATTGTTGCCACCATAACCGAACCACGTTGCACAAATTCGCCGGAAACTTGAACTTGCACCGGTTGAGCCTGAGCGCGAACGCTTGAAGCATTGTTATTTGAGGGTGTGAAATCGGAGTAAGAATTTCCCCCGCTGTTGGCTGAAAAAGTTCCGGTACCCGAACCGTCGGCCATTTTTGCGGCCGAAGCTGAAACGGCGGCACCTACTGCGATTAAAGCGGCCCCGGCTGCAACTGCAAGCAAAGCGGTTGCAGGGTTTTTAATTGCCGCCCGAAATGCTTTCCCAAGGGCAAAAAAAGCAAACCCGGCTGACATTATCATTCTTCCCGCTGAAGATGCCAATTTACCCAAGGATTGCAAAACTACCGTACCGAAATTATCCACGTTTGGAGCCTGTGCCAACATGCCGCCCAAACTTTCGGCAAAAGAAACGCCCATATCCTCAAAGGCTGTTGAAAATGTTTCCTGAAAATCTAACAAAACAGCTTTGGCGGGTTCCAGTCCGGTTTTAAGGGTTGCGGCAATTTTATCAAATTCAAGTTGTGGAGCTTCCAGTTTTAGACCTAACCCGATTGTTTTAATTTCGGTCATTTTTTTACCGTCATCGGTTAAACTTGCTGCTTCGCGCTGCTTGATAATTGCGGCGGTTTGCGATTCAATTTCTTTGGTGAGGCGGTTAATTTCGCCTTGCAAACGGCGTTGTAGTTGCAGGCTTTCGCCTTCGATATTGTTTAGCTTCGCTTTTTCTTCGGCCAATGCCTGGTAATCGCTGGCCATTGATTCACCCAGATCAATTTCGGCGGCCATAATTGCAATACGTTCTTTTTGAATTGCTTTGTTTTCGCTTAACGATTTTAGTTCTAAGGCTGTGGCTTCTTTTATAGCGGCTAAACGTTTTTCGGCTGAAACATCTTCGTTTACGGCCAACAGCCGGGCGGCTCTTATTTGCTTATCCCGTTTGGATTGGATTTCGATTAATGCTATTTCCTGATCGCGCAAACGTTGGCGGCGGGCTTCGAGTTCTTTTGCCGCTTTGCTTTCCTCTTTAATTTCGGTTACAACCCCACGGATTGAAGCGGCAAATTTATTTTGTTGATCGGCATCTAACCCGGTTGTAATTTGTGTTATTGCAGTAACGCCATCGGCGGCTGCGGTTTTTAAGGTTTCCCAGTCTCTTTCCCAAAGGGCTTTCATGCCGGTTCCAACTTTTTCAAACAAAAGTATGATTCCCTCAAAACGATTGACAATGTTTTTCTTTATGGCCTCCCAAAGGTCAACCACCGCCTGTTTTGGGTCGGAAAAAGCTTTGAAAATCTTTTCACCAAGAGCAGAAAACCGATCTACAAAAACACTAACAATCGCTCCGATTGATTTCATGCTTTGTGTTTTAGTAAAATAGGAAACCAAGGAACCAAGCGCGACAATGATAGCCCCTATTCCGGTGCTGATTAATGCAACCTTTAAAAATTGAAGTGCTTTAGAAAATATATTTGAACCACCGGCGGCAGCTTTGAATCCTGAATTTATACCTAACAACGAAGTTTTAAATGAATTCATCCCCTCGCGGAGCTTTCCCATATCCACACCAAAAGCGGCGGCAAATGAATCTAAGGCTGAACCCGCATCGTTTTTAAATTGTTGCGTTGCTTTGGTGCCTTCATCCATTCCCTTCTTGAACTGCTTCGTATCGGCACCAAACCGGACTTTCATATTCGTGATTACTTCGCTCATTGCTTATTTTCGTTTGGATGTACAAAAATTGCGCTTCGGTAGGTTCTTTTTCTTCGCATCACACAACCGCCGTTGCTGTCGTTCCCTACGCTTGTATTCCCTTCAATGGAGTGGAAAAAATTTAGATCTATTCGCTTTTCGAATATTCCCACGTGGTCGTGCCGTCCGTCATTGTTCCAATCGAAAAAAGCTAAATCACCAGGGACTGGGTGTTCGGTAATCAAACCCTGGTCACGGAAATATTTAACCGCTGTTTGGCATCCGGCAAAACCTTTTAAAAAACCAATACGCGGCAGTTGACGGCCGGCCATTGCGTACACCCACGAAACGAATATACCACACCACGGAACGCCATCTAACCCAAACCATTTGCCGTATTTTGTAAGGTTTGAATTTTCGGGAACTTCAGTAGTGTCGATTTCCTTAATTGCTATTTCTATTATTTTGCTCATCTCGTTCGGTTTTATATTTTCTCAAATCAATGCCAATCCATGCCTTTATTTTATCGTTGGTGAGGTCAATCAAAATGGTGAAAATGTATTTTTCCGTCAATAATTCAGCGTTTCGTAAAATGCTGGTTAATGTGAAGCCGGTAATTAGTATCGTAAATCCGTTGTAATAGCGTGGGCTAACGCCAATCATTTCTTTTTCAATTCCATAGGTTAGCGCAACTACCATTGTGTTAATTAGTACAAACTCTACCCAGTATTTTATTTTTTTCAAGTTAATACGCTCTTTATTCACCCGCTTTGATTTCCAAATACCCACAAACAAATCAGCAATCATAACCAACCACATGATGTGGATTGAACCCTTTATTTCGGCCAAATAAGCAACCCCGGTAAATACCAGCGCACCTACAAAATTTAATGTTGTTTCAAAGAACCAGCTTAATTTATCCAATACATTTTTATAGGGCATCTTGTAATCTTAAATGGGTTTGTACTCTGTTTTAACTTATACCTAAAAATTGTTTGTAATTGTTTTCAAAATCGGTTTTGTTCATGTTTCGTAAATTGATTTCAAAGTCGGTTTCTTCATCCCACGGGAAACGCCATAAGGAACGGGCTTTAATTTTATCGGAAGGTTTCAGGTTGATGTTGATTAGTTCCACGGTTTGCATCCGTATTAATTCACAATCGAGCTTTGTTTTTTCTTCGTTCACCCGGTCATGTTCCTGCACCTTCATAAAAAAATGGTTTAAACGCATTTCAAAAAACTCATCAACTGACATGTTTAAACGCCCCAGGGCAATTGCAAGAAAGTAATCAACAGTTACCTCTTGAAAATTGTCAGTTTTTTTTTAGGCGAATGATTGTCGGCAACCGTTGTTTTCACTTCGGACTGGCGGCGGTAAATCATCAGCATAGCGGCAACATCGGTTGTAGATATGTTTGCGCCAAAATCTTCTTTGGTGAAATTAAATTCATCGCCTTGCATCCTTGCCCCTTCTTTAACGCCTTCGTAAATTAAGGCAGTAACCATTTTTGCGCTAAGTTCTTCCAGTTTGTCAATTTCTGACAACTTTAGGTTTTCGGCTTCCAAAAAATTAGCCAAAGCATTCCAGTTGAATTCTATCCGGTATTGCTTATCGTTTATTTGTATTTTGTCGTGTTTCATGCTGTTTTAAAATTAATAGTTTACTTAAATACCATTTTCCCGGCAACAGGAAAATGGTATTTATTAAGATACAACGGCAAAGCCGCCGGTTCCCTTCACCTCTTCAAAATCAACCGTTGCGGTTGCAAAGTTTTCTGAATCGGAAGTTTCACCCACTTTCAAAACCATTGCAGAACCCGTAACGGTTGGGTCTCCTGCGGCTTGCCCGCCGTAAATGTAGGCTGCAACGGTATTAGCGGCGGCGGCTTTTCGTAGGTCGTCAATGCTCATTAACGCGGCATCGGTGCCGTGCATAATAAACAAAGTAGCTGAGAAAGTAACGGCGCGGCCATCGTTTTCATATTGCTTGTTCCCTACATCTGATTTCATGATTGATTCTTTGCGAACGCCTTCGATATTGAAAGAATCGGAAGTTGTGCCGGCAATTTTTTTGCCTCCAAAATCGAGCCTGAGATTGTACCCTTGTACTTTTGTTAGTGACATAATCTTTTATTTTTATCTGTTATTTGTATAAAATTTGAATTCTAAATCATTGATATATACTTTATCGGTATCGGCATAATAAATTCCGCTTTCATCGGTTTGCAATACCGATTTTATTTCGGTATTGTTTATTGTGCCTGACATTGCAGCAATGGCGGCGGTTATTGATTCGGTTAATGTGTTTACTGATTCGATTGTAACATCTACAATTCCAATTGAAACCGTGTAGGTGTAGCCAACAATACCCGATTTGTCGCGTATTGGAGCGGCATCGGCTTTGTACATACAAAACGGGGTTGTTGCTTCAATATCTCCGATTAAAGGATATGCAGGGACAATTGGGTTTAAAGTGGTATGTAATGCCTGTAATATCATTGTATTGCGTGTTTTTGCAGGAATTTAACAGTTTGTGTTTCCAGTTCGGTATTGATTGTTGTTTGCACTGTATTTTTTGTTTGTTCCCAGGCGTTTTCAACAAAGCCCCCGGCACGAATTCCACCGCTCCAATTTGCTGTTATCCGTTTACGCGATTTCTTGAATTGGTGTGAAGCGTTGCGATTTGACAAGGTTCCGTAGTTGTTCCAGTATGCTTTAAAATAGGCTGGCATGTTTCCCTTACCCTGAAAACCTACATTTATGGCTGCACCCCTGAGCGCTTTAACTTTTATTGATTTGCGGGTATCTCCTGAAGCTGTTGGGGTACTTTGTTTTAATTGTTTTGAAAATATTGCAGCGCCTTTGCGAAATGCCGCAACAACTGGCTTTTTACCGTATTTTTCGGGCAATTGAGCAAATATATTGCTTAACTCCTGAATACCTATTATTTCAATTTCTGTTTTTGCCATTATTCAACAATTTTTGAAGCGGTTACACGAATAAATCGGCTAAGATTCAGTTTTTCAATTCGGCTGATATTGTATTGTTCGGCATTGTATGTGAGTTGAAAAGTGTTGTTTATTGCGCTATCAAAATGCGTTGTAAAACTGTACGTTTCGGCATATTGCAGGCGGTTGGACATTTCGGTTTCGCCAACTGAAACGGGCTGAACATTGGCCCATGTAGTTTTGAATGGTGTAAATGTGCGTTTTGATTGGCCAAATGAATCTTTGGCGGCAACAGGTTGCATCCAGATTATTTGTTCGTTAAAATCGCCAATATTTATAAACTCTTTTTTCATTTTACATTTTAAAAAGAAAGGGCGGCGGCGGCGGCTTTCGCCCTTTCGATTTCTAATAAACTAACACACCTAAACCTAAAAAAACAAATCCCAAAAATCAAACTATCTTAAGGCTGAAACAGCCTATAATTTCTTAATAAATTGCGCGAAGCTGTTGGCATTGTTCGAACAGCATCGGACGGATTTACATATAAATCGGCGGCACTTAATAATATTGCGGCCTTTATTGCAGCAGGAACATTTGCCGCTGCGGCATAACCCGCTTTAAAATTTACTTTAACAACATCAACCCTTTCGGTATAAACTGAAGGGGCGTTTATTATTTCAATTTCAACTGGTTCGGTAAATAAGTTGACCATGTATTTTGATGAATCCAGAGTTTGTTCCTGGTTCGTTTCATCGAAATACATGATATTTGCAACTTCTGAGACAGGATTTAAAGGAATTTTAAATTTGTATTTAAACCCTGATTCAATCAACTGATAATCAGAAAGCATGAATTGACGGCCTGTGTATTTTTGCGCGTCATCGGTTGCGGCTTCCAGTATAAGCGTAAAACCAGCATCACGCGAAACATCGGCAGCAGGGAACCCGATATGATTTTTAAACTCGGTTAATGTTACCGGGCTTTCGGTTGATTTCGCTGATATTAGTTTTATGTTTGCCATTTTATTTTATGGTACTAAAGTAGGTTAACAGCTTTTTTGCATCCTTTTTGCTTACTCCGGAAATATCTCCGATTGTTGGAAGCGCATTGAGAACATCTTCAATTGTTTCCAAACCTTCGTTAAAAAGGATTTCACGGGCCGGTAGATCTTCAGGTAAATTGTTTTCATTTCCTTCGGTATCGGGAATAATAATTGCAAAACCTTGTAAAATCAATGTAGCGGCGGCATCGTCCGATAAATCGGCGGCAATTTCGTTTTCGAAGTATGCGAAGCCTTGAACTGGTTTTAAAAATTTAATTTTCATATTAGATTTTATTGAATTGTAAAGTGTTAAACTGAGCGGTCAAGTGGAACTTAACCGCTCAGTTTTATGTATTACTACTACTACTATACAGTTAAAGCATCTTTCATTGCTGCGAAAGATTCGGGGTTGCGAAGTGCAACATCGGCAAACTGATTGAAAACGATTTCCAGTTCGTTGCGTTTTTTGAGCGTGTAAGGGTCAACCACTAAGTCGAGACCGCCCCACATACCTATAAACAACTCGCTGAAATAACCAAAAATGATTGCAGAACAGACTGCACCTGAACCGCCTTTTACAAGGTTTGACGGAACACCGTTTGTAACATGAGCTTTGTATCCGTTAACGCCTTCGCCATCCCATATATAACCGGAAACGCCGTTAGCTTTTAAAGTTTGTTTCAATTTTCCGCGAACTTTGGCATTTGTTAAGTAGCCAGGATTCATAAAAACGGCGTTATCAATTGCAACCTCAGATTCAAGGTCAACAACATTCCCCCATGTTGGGATAAGCCCATCTGTTCCACCAGCAACAGCGCCAATACCAACAGTGTTTAAAATACCTGTTGGGGCAGTACCACCCGCGCCATTGATAGCGGCAGATTGCAGACCTTGCGCCATAGCTGCAATAAGTTCGTTACGAACCAAAGTTTCAGCAACCCCGGCAGTTTGAACCAATAACTGTTTTGAAATTGCACCTGCAACCATTAAGTTTTTAGGTGTTAACGTGGCTTTTGACAAAGCAGCCTTTGTGGTTGTAACATCAGAACCTTCAGCAATCCAAGAAGCAGAAAATGCGCCGTTTTTAACAAGCGGCAAATTTCCAACCAACCCGGTTAAAAATGTTGCGCCCAGTTGATTGATAACCATTGCATTTTTAAGGGCTTCGATAAATACAACAGGGTCGGTATCTACCCAGTTACCACCATCGGCGGCGGTTGTTATGTTTTGGCCTGTTGAAGCACGTTTACCAGCCTGCAACACCATTAAAGGAATTGCGAAACCTTTTGTGGCAATACCTAAAGAAGTACGTTCTTTTGCGCCTTCCTGGGCCATTTCGCCCTCCAAACCGTCAACATTGCGGCCTTCGCCCAGCAATTTTATAGCACGGTGGAAAGAATAAGAACCGATTTCGCGGGTTTCTTTTTCGGACTGGCTTTGTCCGGCGGCGGCGGCATTGGCTGCGTTAATGCGCTCCAATTTTAGTTCGCGTTCTATTTCGGCCTGTAATGCTTCACGGGCTGAAATATAGTTATCAACTTCCGTATTTTCTTCTACGGTGCGGCTTTCTTTAGAAACCAAATCTTTATTTGCGGCCTCTAAAGTTGCCAGTTTTTGTTTTAATTCATCTGACTTTTTCATAATACAATTTATTTATGACCTTTTGAGGCCGTTATTTAATTTCTCGATTTTAATATTTTGTTTGAGCGTTGCGATTGTTAAATCACGGGCTGCAATTTCCATTTGAGCAGTTGCCAATTGTTGGCGAGTTTCTTCCAGATCGCGGGATGAAATTTCGGGTTCATCGGTTTCGGTTTCGATGGACCGGCGCAAAGCGTTTGGGTTTGATGGGATATTTACTATACTGAATTCCAACAACTCAACCGATTTGAAATAATAAGTAGGGTTTTCGCCGTCCCGTGCTTCGGCTTTTTCGCCGTATTTCCCTTTTTCGGTTTCGATGAAACCTACTGAAGTGGCTTTTAAAGTTCCGTGCAGGACCTTTTGAAATATTTTTTCAGCAAGCGGGTTTATTTCGACAGGTTCGAAATTTACTCGGCCAATAAGTTTACCATCTTCAACAAATACAAATCCAATTCCAAGGACCTGATCGGGGTTTGAATTCCCGCCCCAACTTCCATTAACTTCATGTTGATAGCCTACGATACCGTTATTGTTGAAGCGGTCGATTTTCCAAGCATTGATTGGAATTACGGTACCGTGTCGGTCGCGGGTTTCATCGGAAATTATGAATTCAATTGTACGGGTTTCTTCGGCTTTTTTGCGGTCGAAAGCGCGGATTGTGCCGGTTGTAAATTTTGTATTTTTCATTATTCCTGATTTTTATTGTTATCAATTGCATTTTGCAAAGCTTCGGGCAATGTCATGTTAACCGGGACCAAGTATTCATCAAGTCCTTCCTGTGGGTTTAAGTTTTCTATTTCCCGTACTTCGTTGCGGCTCATCCATCCGTCAAGTATTGCTTTATGGTACCATTCGGCCTGAGTTTTAATATCGCCACGTAAGAGGCCGCGCAAATCGAATTTTACGTTATATATTTCGAGTTCATCAGGCAGGAAAAGCTTTGTTTCAATTTCGGTTTCAAAGCGTTTACATTCGGGGCGTAATCCGTACTTGACAAATTGAATGTCTTGCTGTTCGGTGTTAGAAAATGTTGAATGAGAATGTTCGGCCAATAAAGAAACGGGTACTTTCCAAATTCGTGAAGCATCCTGAATACTGAAAACACGGGACTGGATAGCCTGAGCAGCATCGGGCGAAATGGAAATATTTTTATATTTTAAACCGTGTTCGAGAATTGGCGTGGCATGGTCTTTTTGTGCTGCAAGGCGTGTAGTTAGGCGGTTAAATGCTTCCTCTCCGAGTTCGCTATCCATTTCGAAAACCCCGCGCATTTTACCCTTTGTTGTAAAATATTCGCTGGCGAAGTTTTGGCCTGAAATTCCGATACCCAGGGCGACGGCATTGTATGAAATTGGGTCGATCCCGTTTAATCCATCGATACTAAAAAATTTAAAATGCAGGATTTCGGAACTATGATAAGTTCCTGAGAATTCGCCGTTTGGTATTTTGTAAAAAATTTCGCGTTTATGTTTTATGATCCTGTAATTGTCGGGTTCTACGGGCCAAAGGTTTTTGGGATAGCCTTTAGCATCGGATTCGATAACTACAACACTGTTTCCCCAGCCTGCAACATCGGATTCTATTTTTTCCCAAAATGAAAAATCGGTCATGTAGTTATTTGGGCGAAAATGGATGAGATTATAAACAGGGTGGTTTTTGTCGGTAATTTTGCCTTTTGGTGTTGTTTTAAAAACGGATTTTGGGATAGATGCCATGTTTTCGGCCTTTGTTGAAATGGCTGAAAATGCGGCGGTGAAGGTTAGTGCATTGGAATGGTTTACGGGAGTTAATGAATTTTCAATGCTTTGAAATGAACGTGAATATTCGCTTATTGGCATTGTGAAAATGCCGCGTTTTTTAGCAAAATGTTGAATAGTACGGTCAATAAAATTCATGTAAGGTATTTTACCCTACAAAGATTATAGATTTTATTTATTGGTGCAATACAACAATGTTTAATTTATTTATATTGGCAATTGAATTTTATTTAAAAGATTGTTTGAAACATGTGTGTATATTTCGGTTGTTTTTACGTTTTTATGACCTGCAATTTTTTGAATTATGCGCAAATCAATCCCATTTTCGAGCATTGTAGTAAATGATGAATGGCGTAGTAAATGAAAATGATAAGCTTCGCCCAAATATTTTTTCACTATTTGATTGCAACTTTCGGCAGAATATTTTTTAATGAATTGCCCGTTAAATAAATATTCTGTTGGCTTTTCTTTTTTGTAATACAGGCGCAAAACGTCGAGCACATTTTGAGAAAGTGGGACAATGCGATCTTTGTTTCCTTTTGCCTGGTTAATGTAAATTAACATTCTTTTTGAATCAATATCTGTAATTTTTAAGTTAATTACCTCTGAAACCCGCAAGCCAACGGAATAAGCAAGCATAATTATTGCTTTGTGTTTTATGTTTTTAATTTTATATATTCTATTTAGCAAATATTCTGAATCAATAACCTTCGGTAAATGTTTTTCGGAACGCGGGTATTTTATGTATTTGAATTTTAGCGGTTGTTTTCCAGTTAATTCATAGAATAGTTTTACCGCTGAAATACGGTGTTTCATACTGTTGGTAGATTTTGATAGCATCAACCAATCTTTAATCATTTTTTCGTTTATTTCACTGGGTTTTGTGGCTTTGTTGTTGAAGTATTTTAAAAATAATTCGACTTGTGAAGTATAGTTTTTGATTGTATTCGCGGCATAATTTGCAAACTGCAAATCATCGGAATACATTTTTAGGTACTTTCCGATATTCATGATTTAAGTATTTAGTATTTAATTAATTGTAGTGTGTTGTGTACATATAGTAGTTAACGGTAATGCTAAAGAACATCATAATCCGTAAAAGCCTTTAAATGACTTCCGCTTTCAAACCATGCTTTTATGTCCTTTTCGTATATCGTATATGTTCCGTTGTGGTTATTTATTGCGCCTG